TTTTTCGGCGAAGTGCCTGATAAGATAATCAGATATAAATCTTACCCACTCATCATTAAATCCAAACCCCCGCTTCTGTCTTTCCTTTTGCTTTAAGTCCCGCATAGTAAGGGTTGCAGATTTCAGGCCCACATCAATGTAAAGCCGGTTTATTTCTTTACTAATATCAGGATTAGTAAGGTTGGTATAAAGAAATCTAAACCCGGCTTGAACGCCAGATTTTTTTATGACAGACACAACCTCGTTTATTCTTTTGCGGATAGCGCCGTTTACTTTTCTGAAGTAAATTGTTTCATATTTATGATTTCTGTTCATTCTTTAAATACATAATATAGTTTTCTCTTAACCTTAATATCCTTCTCCTTTTTTCAGGACAGCATTGTTTTGGCATAGGAAATTCTTTTCTTGCCATCTTTTCCATTTCCTGATAGCTCATTATCTCCCTCTTCTCCTTCATTATTTGGATTTCCATTATTCATCAATGTTTGATCAACAATATTTGCCTGGTAATCGCTTAGCGGAACCCTCCCGCTTCCAGTTAAGACCCACGGCTCATCCGCTTCTGGTTCCGGCCTTGCTTCCCATCCCATAGCGATTCGTTCTTCGTTTGGCGTTAACATTAGCATTTTGCTTGTTGAATCAACTATGTCCTTAATGTCTGTTTGAAGCTCCCCGAAGCACTCAGTATCAAAATCTATAAATATATTACGCCCCTTGAACCCCCAGTCGGTTTGAAACTTCCGGTTCAGAGAATTTCTTCTGCTTACTAAAAGGGGGATAGCCGATCTCGTTGTTAGTGCCTTCTCCGCCTCCTTAACGTTATTATACGTTTTTTGAACAAGGCCCAGTAATTCCGGGGGCACGCCCCACACGTTGCAGAACATCACTGCGTCCCATTTTTCAGAATCTATTATTCCAAGATCAACCGGGCTAAGGCCGAGGGTTGTGGTTCCAACTTTTATTCCGCTGATCGCCCTTTTACCCTGATTTGCCGGGCCTGAATATTCTTCAGCAAGCTTTATCTTTAGCGCATTGGCCTGCTGCAATCCCTGTTCAGCCGAAAATCGCTGATCATCCATGTAAATTATTTCTTCCAGACCCCCGTTTTGAAACTTTGCCCTGCTTGCATCTTTTGCTGAATTATTTCTCAAAACGTTTTTTAACGCTGCTTTCAAAGCGCTCATTCCGTACAACTGTTCACCCGAAATGCTCCAGTTTGGATTCCAATATTTTTCATGAAGGACTTGTTCCTTTGTGAACTGCTGATTCCAAACTAATAACTCATAAGCTGCCGCTTTAACGGGAAAATCTGTAGTTGCCTTTATTATGATGTGCTGAGACGGCAAAAGCTCTATTGAATTTGGAATACCTTTATTGGCGCCATTATTGAGAATGTCGGCGACCTGAAATATGTCGCCGGTTATCATTTTGTACCCGCAGGAATTTGCAATCTGATCCTGGAACGTTTCATCTGTATTCGGATATGTAAGAAGTTCTTTTAATTTACCAGCCTGAAGATTAAAATTTGTGATCGGCTCTAATGATTCATACTTGTAATCCATCGCCTTCTTGTAGTCAGAATTTGTGAAATAACGTTTATGAATGATTGCCTTATATTTTTTCAAAGAACTTTCATCAACTATTTTATAAAGCCCCCATTCAGGGACCCTGACTTTATCAAGAACCATATTAACAACCGAGTAAACAACATCATTTACCGAGTATCCGTCTTTTACATATGTGTCCTTTTTGTCAACCGGAGTAACTATCCTGCCCCTTTCTATCGTGTACTTCACCCCCCGCTCAAAAAGCGCCTTTTCTTCAAGTAACCCGCTTAGTCTTTTCCCCAATATCCACTTTTGTAAAAAATTCATTGCTATATATTATGCAACGGCAACAACAAATTTAGGAACGAATAATTTTGTAAAAACGGCATACCTTATTGCGTCCATTGCGTGATCATTAAACTTAACCGGCTCGTCTTTGTCTTTGTCTTTAACCTGCTTTCCATTAACATCTGTTTTCCACTTATAGCTTTTTATTTCCTTTAGTATGTTAAAGGAGTCCTTTGTTATATACAGAGGCATTGATTTCACCTTCCTGATCCCCTCTGTAACATCCTTATCTGATTCCTTTGTGTTATAACCCGCCCTTCTTAATTCTTCAATCGTTTTTGGCTCCGCTGAATCGCAATATATCTCAATATTGCGTCCCAACGATAGTTCTTTATACCGCTCAATCAAATCAGACGTCGTTAACTTTGTCTCATATATCAACTCCTTAACGTAGATCGCCCCCTCATAAAATTCACAAAGAACTAATGCGCTTGGGACATTATAACCAAAATCCTGGCCCATAAAAAGCTCACCCCTTGATGGCAGGTCATCGCACAGTTTCCAATGAGTATATACCGTGTCCCGTGATGCGCCCTTAAGACCAAGCCCATATACCCTCCAGTGGTTTTCATCTGCCGATTCAAGACGCTCTATCTCGTTTACCAACTCTTTTTCAAGGAAAGGATTATCTTTATAGGTTGTTATAAAAAAATCTGCGTCGCTCCTGGTTTCAAGCTTATCATATATCCAGTGAAACTCATCAGAAGGATTATAATCAATAATTATCTTATCCGTAGTCCTGATGTTTAGCTGGAAAAAATCTTCATAACTTAATTCATTCGCCTCATTAATAAAGCAGACATTTCTTTTTCGCCCCCGTATCTTTTGAGGCTGGTCAACAGATATGAACTCTATCAGATTTCCAAAGAGCGTATAAGTCATTTCAGACTTATTATGATTCATCTCGCTATACCAACCCTCTTCATTGACAATTTTTATAAAATCCCTATAAGCCGACCCCTTTAACGAGGGCAGCGTTTTTCTAACAACTGTTATAATCCATCCGGCATTCCTGTTGAAGTAACACCACTCGCATAACACCTGAACAATTGAATGCGTTTTTCCAGACCTCGTGCCTCCCTGATTAATTGTTATCCTTTTCTTAGAACTTTTATTATCGTAATAAGAGGTGCATTGCGTCCATGAGTCTGACCTCCTGTTACTTTGTTTCAATTCCGGCTGCATCAAACCAAGATGGTTTTTTTCCAATATCAATATCAAGCCCCCCCGTCAATTCGGTTTTATCTGACCATCCAAAATTCTTAAGGGCAAATATTGCGCCCGCAGGCGCAGATGAATGAAGCATTTGCTCATAATTCATTTCTATTCTCAGCCTCGCTCTTTTTATAACATAAGAAAAAAGGGCATTTTTTTCGTAATCGTAGAATGATTGGCGGGACTCAAAGCCTAAGTGATAAGCAAGGCCGGTAATAGTCTTTTTTTCGCACGATCCAAAATAAGATTCAATCGCTGAACGAAGATCATCTTCGTTATCATAGTGCCGGGGCCTGCCGGTATCCATAGATATAATTTGCCTGTAAAATTATTAGCAATTATTTACTTTTTTAAGGTATAAATTTATACCCCGGCTTTGCTGGCGTACCTATGAATAAGATTTGTGGTATTCCTGCTTCTTGTTCTTTTCTTCAAAACAGATATTCGCTTGCGTATATATTGCGGCGTTCTGGCTGTGCTGTACGCTATTTCTTTGGCCGTATATCCGTCCGCAAGCATGAGTATAATCGTAATATCAGTACATGAAAAACTACTTTTCATATTTGCTTTTTTTGGGATAAAGGCTTGAAAGAACCAAAAGCATGTTTTTACTAAGGCCGTTTGGCCCCGTTGAAAACACCCATCTGTCTTTTATTAAATTATTTATGGCTTCTGGGCTAATGCTGTCGTTTATTTTTAGATCATCCATATATTCCGATCTGCCCTCTTTTTGATTGTTAAAATAGAAACTTTTCATGCAAAGTTCATCCTGCTGTGACGAAAATAACTCTTTAAATTTCTTAGAACCGAAAATACACGGACAGTGTATATCATAATTAAGCGGGTTATTATTACCGCTTGAATTAAGAAGGTTGATTGTTCGTAAAACCGCCTGGTAATATCTTCCAGTAAGGTTCCTGTTAAATTCGTTTTCTAAATGACCATTATGGTATTGAGCAATATCAAATTCGTTTGTTGGCCTTAACAAAAAATGATCATCATTCCAAAACATAAATCTGGTTTCACAAATATCGCTTTCTATATATGTCAAAAGTTTTCTGTAAATAGAATACTGTTTTCGTCCGCTATAATCAGCGGCGGCTATTTTTATCCCATTATACCAGTCGGGGGGTTCGCCAATTATCACAA